TTTTTTTTTACCGCATCGCTTGACAATCTTGCTGTTGATAAACAATTAAAGGAGGAATTAATTATGGCTTGGAAAAAAGTTATTCTGAGTACTACTGCAGACCAAATCGTGTTTACACAAAATACGTCTGCTATTAAGAATTCCATTGTAAGATTAGCCTTTACTACTGAAGATAGAGAACCTACTAATACAGCAGGTATATTTGTACTAAGTGGTCCTAATACTTGGAATGGTAGAGTTAAGCAAGGTTCTTATTTATGGTATGAAGAACAGGGCGGAGGTATATTTACATATACTACATATGATATAGAACCTCTAAGAAACTATAACATAGAACCAGTGCATAAAGATATAGTTAGTAATAATGATGTATTGACTATACCTGAGGGTGCATATTTTGTAATTCAAAATAAATCAGATGATAATATCTTTTTTAGTATAGTAGGAGAGGGAACATTTACACTTACAAAGTGGCAAATGCTTTCATTTACATTTACTAGAGAAACACAAATTAGAATCAAAGGAACTGGAAAAGATATATCGTATTTCTATGGAGAAGCTCCATCTTTAACACAATTAAGTAAAACTACTAAAGATATGCTTGAAGAAGTAAAGGCCTCTGTAGATTTGCTTAATGCTAATGCTGCTACTAGAGCAGAAGTTAGAGAATTAGGTAAAAAGATATATTATGACAGATATAGTCCAGATGTGTCTACAACTATAAACACTATAGACCCTACTGTCATATTAGAAGTACCTATGCCTTTACTAGAAACAGATGAAGATTTTGATAGTGAAGTTCTTAAAGATGGCGAAATGCTTGATTTTATATTAGGTATTAAATATAAGAATGAAAATGGAACTGATACAGAATCAGCTATAAACTTTTCTGCGAAGATAAGTAAAACAGCAAATACAATTCCTATTACAGATTTAGATATATATGATACTGTATTAGGAATGATACTAGATGAAATTAAGCTAGATTGGAATGAAGATAACGGTACTTTAAAAGCAACGGTATATTTCAATAACTGGATACATACTGATACTAATAAGTACGTTAATATAAAAGATTTATTTAAAGCTCCACTTACAGTAACTCTTAGAATAAAAAGTGAGCAAGCTGTGTGGAAAGAGTCTGCTAAAACGTTTGCTACTAAGCACATAAATAAGCTTATACATACTAATGCTAGATTTAATAAGAGAGTACATTTCTCTACAACTACATCTTATAATTCATTATTTGATAATATAAATGGAGTTTCTTATAATGAAATTGCTAATACTGTATATAAAGTAAAAGATAATATTGTAGTAGAGAAACTTGCATCTGGTAGTAATACTGTATATAATGTACACGACCCTGCAAATAAAATACAGGTTAAATATTATACAGGAAGTTCTCCAGCTGTAGAAGTCTATATGGACGGTTTTACTATACCAGATGGACAAAAGCTTACAAGTATAGTAATAGAAAACCTTACAAATACAGATGCTAGTATAAATCTTAATATGGACTTCTTAGAAAAGAATAAGAGCGATAGAGCTATAAATAAGGTTGCAAATCCTAATGTATGGAATGTATCATTATACGAACCATTATTAGGTCAAAATCCATATACTCATTTATTTGAAAGACTTAAGAGCACGATGGACTTAGGTATAATTAAGATAATAACAAGAAAGGGGGATTAATAAATGGCTAATCCGTTTCAAGAACACGGTGGATTAATAATGTCAGAAGAGCAAGTGAAAGCATTTACTAGGGAGATTTTATTTCATTTTTTAGTTAATAAAGACCCATCAGTTTCAGATGCTTCTATAACTGCTTCTATAGATAAATTAGAATCAGATATGCAAGAAGTTATAGAAAAAACAAAGATAGAAAAGAACTTCACATGGCATAATCCATTCTATATAAAAGTGCCTAAAAACACTACATATCCTGTAACTATAGATATAGACGGTATAGATATTACAGGAAGAGCTATATCTATTGGTATGAAAGTTCCTATTTCTTTTTTTACTAATGTAGATAATACTCCGCATATTTTGTATGCAAATGGTTACGCTATTAAAATAGTTAAGAAATTAAAATATGATGCAGATATAACATCATCTACAGTTAATAATATATTTATGCTTGAAATACCTGAAGTAGAATCTGGTACTATAAGCGTTAAATGTATTAATAGTGAAGTTAGAGAATATAATGTAGCAGACGATATACCAGCTGTTACTCTTGCTCAGCACGCTAATAAAGAGCTTAGAATAGCTCCTGATACACATATACCAGAACTAGCAGACGTAGATAGAATACTTCGTACACGTAGTGATGTTCAGTATATAGATTTCATTACATCAAGTATGATGGTAAAACAAGAGCTAGCTGGAAATCTAGACCCTAAGACAGCATACTTTACAAGAGAAGATGATAATACAGATAACTTAACGTTTACATATGATAATATAGATGAAGCTAAAAGAGAACTAGCGGAAGTATATAAAAGAATTCCTCATTTATGGAGATATATTACAGTTAAGTTTGATGATAACATTACTAATATAGACGGACTATTTGAAAATACAGATTATCCTGAGACTGTAAAATCTATAGAGGGAGCTAATATAACTTCTGCTAATAACTTATATCGTAATAGTGGAATAGGAAGCATATCTCCTAGTTTACTTAGTAGAATGCCATTATTATCGTCTATAACACACGCATTTGCTGGAACTCACGTTACATCTGTACCACATGCTAATGATTTATTACCAGCTTCTCTAACAAATGCTACTGGATTATTTGCAGATTCAAGTCTTAAGAAAGACCCTGAATATTGGAAACATACTACTGCTGATTTAACTGGATACGTAAGTAAAACGTTAGATGACCCTATAGCTCCAAATCCATATCAAGGATATAATACAAACAGAGCATATCCAAGTACATTTGATAGTAAGAACTTAGTATTTAAGAATGTAGCTCAATTTAAAGCTTATTATCCAAGTAGAATAAGAGCATATAATAGTACAGAAACATTAGACCCTACAGATATGTCTGCTTTTACTATTACTATAGAAGATGGAAATTTAGACGGAATGTTTGAAAATACAAATATAGTAAAACTTCCTAAGATGATAGTAGCTCCTAAAGCAACTTCTGCTAAAGCATTTGCTAAGAACGTTACTACATTGATTAATACAGATGCTATAGAAAATATATTTACAGCTTGTCCTAAGTTAGCAAATGTAACAGAAGCTTTCTCTGGATGTACAGGACTTACAAAAGGATTTGAGTTCATCGGAGCTACAGATACTGTATTTAACTACAGTAGAGTATTCTTTGGATGTACTAATATAAATAAAGATACTATCCCATGTCCATGGAGATGGAATGGACTAGATGGATATCCAGACGATATAGTAGGAACAGACGGACTTAAGGGAATTCCTAATTTACCAAACTGGGTTCCAAAATCATGGGGAGGTCCTGGAACAGAACAAGATACACAAGCTCATACTGGAGCTAGGTCTGCTATACCATTGATATCTGCTGCTTATATAGGAGATACTATGTTTAGTGCTACATTCCCTAACTTAAGAGCTGGGGACTTAATAGAAATAGCTATGGTAGACCCTGATGCTAGATTTACTGTTAAGGGAGATATAAAACGTATCTATGCTACTGTAGGAAACGCTTCTGCAATGCACTTTGGTATAAGTGATATAACAGAAGATAAACATGCTAAATTACTTAATACTGACTGTATAAGAATAAGAGTAAGAGAAATGAGACGTACTCCAGATAAGTTATGGAGTGAATACATTTATCAAACTCCTGCTGTTAGATTAGTTCCAGTTACACCTACTACTTCTAATCTAGAAACAGTAGGATTTATTACAGATGGGGAGGTCTAAATGAAAAAGAATATAATCATGCTTAAATCTCCAAGTTCTATTACTAATACTTCTGCAATAGTAAGAGTATATAGTTATAAAGATGGAAAGTTTTATCCTACGTATGGATGGACTATTCCTAACTTGAGTACTAATGCAAATAATATAATAGAAATAAACTTAGACCCAGATAACGTATTACAATCTATGAGAGGTTTACAAGATACTCTTCCATTTGGGTGTACTATATCTATAGAATGTCCAGTAGGTTCTGAGCCTATGTGGATATCAGATATGTATGCCACTAATATAGCAGATACAAATGCTATAATAGATGGAAGTAATCTTGATGTATCTAAGAGTGAAATAAGAGATATAAAGACAGATGGTAATATAGTATCAGCTACGTTCACAGGTCTTAAGCAAGGAGAATTTGAGCTATATGAAATAGAGAATGGAGATACTTTAGAAAATGCAGTTATAAAACAGTACTACAGTGCAAATATATCAGCTAATAGTACAAGTATTCAAGCTACTCTTCCTAATCAAATAGGAGATGATAATAAAGTACTTGCAAGATGGCGTACAGCTGGAGAACAGTATTATAGTAAATATACTGGAGGAAGACAATCTCAGGCCCTTAAAGCTGTAGTAATAGATAGACATGAACTTATAAATGGAAACTTAATAATATACATATATGATAGAGATACTCTTGCCGCATTTAATGAAAGTGCGTTAGTGCTTACATTTAGTAAAGGCGGAACAGAATACTTAATCAGAGGAACTATAAACGTATTACCAAATAGAACAGCTGTTCTTATAAGTGGTACAGATTTAGATAAGATTATAGCATTAGGAGGAATAGTTACAGTCAAAGCTTCTGTAGTAGGAGCAGTAGTATCTTCTAATACATATAATCTTAATATAGATACTTTAGTTCCTACAACTCCAGGAGGAGGAACATCTCCTACACCAGGAGGAAGTCCAAGTGGAACTAAATATTTAGTTCTTAATAAAGATAAAGTGGCAGTAAATCCAGAAACTAATATGATATACTTGAGCTTTGATGTATCAAATGATACTGAAGTTGAAATGCTTAATATTAAGTCTATATCAGGAGGAATTACAGCAAGATTCTCAGATGTTACTCTTACTGCAAGACAGCTTAGTATTAGACCATCGTTTGGATTTTGGATGCCATTTACTGGAGATGCAAATGATATCTGGAGTAAGACTATCACATATGAATATAGAATTAAAGGCTTCTTAAATAAAGAAGAAACAGTTACACTTTCTCCAGAACTTCCATACTTTGAATTAGAATTTAAAGTTAAAGAACATAAGCTATATGGAGAAGTTAAATATAATGTTCAACGTGGAGAAAACCAAAGATTTAATATCAAAGGAATTACTCTAATGAAGAATACAGAAAAACTATATGAAATACCAGGAGTTCATACTCCAAATGAAGAAAACATAATTAAGCTAGATGTTAGTGCAGCTACCAAGAACTTAAGAGAAACTACTAAGATTACATATGAATATACATATGCTGGAAAACCTTATAGTACTACTGTTACTTGGGCTGATACTGCACATGTTTTAGCAACACTATAAAAATATAAGGAGGAGATTAACATGAGTGCAGCTCGTGACATAGATGAGATAAATCAACGCATGTTTGAAGGAAAGATGCGTTTTGACGTAGATGCGTTTAACGATAAGAATGACATGAATATATTTATGAATGAAATTCTTAACGGTGGATGGTATGGAACACAAGAGCTTATAGACCAAATAGTATTGCCCCCAGACTTAATGCCTGGGGAGGTTCCATCTTTAGAAACATTATTAGATGGAATAGATACTGTATTAGAAACAGTAATGGCGATGATATTAGACGGAGAATTTCCAATGTTCCAAGTGTATCATAACTCAATAAAAACGGATTATTATGAAGAGATATTTTTACGTGATTTGGACAGACTTACATATATGGTAATGGTAGTATTGAATCCTAGAAAATTATCTCCACTTACTTATTATATGAACCCACAATTTATTCATAACTTCTTAAAACATAAAGTAGTAAAACCAGGTATATGGAAATATATAGAAAAATCTAGAGGAGAAATAAACAGAAAGACTAATCTAGATAAGGAAATGGAAGATACTGCAAGACTTAAAACAGTCATAACAGGATTTACTACATCTCTTCTTATTACACACAAGTTTGAAGAAGTGGATAAATATATGGAAGAATATAGAACGATAGATGTGCCAAATAGAGATTTTATAGTAGACGACATAATAGAAAGAGGAGATTACTTTATTCCAGATTTCTTAAAAGATGCTCTTAAATATAAAGAGGGAGAAGACCCAGTTCTTATAATAAAGAACGACCCTAGATTTAATAACTTCTACGATAGATATTTAGTTACTCATACAGAAGAAGCCTTTATTCAACTTTGTATGGAATTTACTAAGCCAGAACGTTATAATCGTACTAGAGAACGTATAATAAATCTATATAGAAGTAGAAAAGAAGCTATGAAGTTCTTAGCTGCTCCTGAAATAGATGGGATGTCTTATCAAGAAATATATACTGTAGAACGTATTATAGAAAGAAAAGAGCCAGAAGAGGGAGATGATTATTACATCGACCATAATTATAAAATCCAAAACATCAAATATATCGTAGATAATGAATGTACAGCTAAAGAGAAAGTTACTGTTGATAATGACCTTATTACTATAAGCGGACCTGGAGACTATAAAGAAACATATAATTACAATGATAAAAATATGATACAAGACTATAATAATCCGTATTATATTATGTTTGGAAAAGAAGATGGACGTAGACTTATAGAACATATCAATTCTAGTACTAGAAGTCCTCTATTTAAAGTAGGATTTACTACAGATGAAGTCAACCATTATAAATGGAATGACCCAGAGAAGCTCAAAGTACCAGACAGTACGGAAGCTATTAGTAGAATAGCAAATGCATATATGAGTAGAGTTATATCCAAATATGGAGTTAAAGATGCCGATATTAAATTCTTAAGAGAAACTCCACTGGGACTTGGAGAACATAGATATCTTAAGTATTTGAAACTAAGTGATTTATTATCCGATAAGCCGTATATAGAAGATAATAGCGATTATTGGGTATGTTTAAAACTTATAGAGTTAGACCAGCTTAGAACGTTTATAGATGCTAAAATCAAGAAATATAATGAAGCATCTACGTATAGACAGCAAGTTAATAGTATGCTTGGAGAAATGTATCCTAAAGCTCCAGATATACCAAACTATTTTAAACAGCACGAAGTGTTATGGGATACAGCAGAAATAAATCCTCCTCCAGCAACATCATATCCGCCAAGAGAAAAGTATAATAATAATACACTTGCAGATGATGATGCAGAAGATGCTGCAGTGCAGGCTCAGATAGAAGAACAGTTACGACTTCTTGAAGAAGCGGCCACTAAAGAAGCATCGAAAATGAAGCTTTTAGATATACCAAAGATAACAAATGCTAGATTATAAGGAGGTAAATTATGTATGGAACTATAATGAATTATGGGGCATATATAAGTAGAAAAGGTCTTCCTTTTATAAACTCTGCTGATAAGAATAGTCCTACAGGATTATTTTCAAAAGATATATTTGGAGTAACGGACGAAGATAGAGAAACAAAAGCAGCTTTAATAAACTTACACTGTTATGTAATGCGTCCGTTATTCGTAGCAATATTCAGAACCGTTCAACGTTCAATAGCAAACTGTGCTACCTCTAATAGTAATGGAGGAGATTTCTATATAAGAAAAGGAATGTTTGGACCATGTGATGATAAATATATGCCAGAGCCAGGGGATATAGTAGGAGGAGGACCAAGATTTCTGTATGAGAATTGGGAGAAAATAGATACACGTTCTTGGGAACAAGAGTTCGGTAAATACGCAAATAAAGAAATGAAATCTTCTATAAGTAAGTTTACAAAAGAACAAATGTTTAAACACCATCAGTATGTATTACCAATAGCATATAGATCGGAAGAGGAAGATAGTAAGATATTAGTAAACGATATTAATATCTTATTATCAGATATAATACGTTATAGTAATGTATTAGCATCAATAGGAAATAAACAGTCTATGGGGATAGATGTAAAAACAAGAGATATAGAATGTCTAGTTCAAAGAGCTTGTAACGAATATTACAACTTTATGAAAGGTAGACACGTAGGACCAAAAGGAACAGGACGTAAGCAAATACTGAGCCGTTCTGTAGATAATAGCTCTCTTATAGTAATGCTTCCACACGTGTGGACTAATAAGAAGCTTGGAAAAGGATTACAAAAGTATACAGATATAGGAATTCCTATTCATCTGTTGTGTAAAATGTTTAAAGATACAGTAATCAAGTTTAGCAAGAACTTTATAGATTATCTATATGATAGAAACGCATTCCCTCCTGATACGCAACAAGATTTGCTTGCATATTACGATGTGGAATTCTTATCAGACGCTATAGATAAACTTGAAGACCCATTCTTCCGTGTATCAGATTTCCCTGCTATATGTAAGAATGGAACAGAGTTCGCTTCTATAGAATTAGAGTTTATAGTAGATAATAAAGGAACTCCTAGTCCACTTAAGAAAACTCTTTCTTGGCTAGAATTCTTCTATATAACTTGTACTGTATTTGCAGATTTAAAACACAATCGTGGTATTGCTACTACACGTTACCCTGTAGATAGTCAATTATCACAGCAATATATATTCCCAGTTGCACTAACACTTACTCCATATTTACTTAAATCAGTAAAAGTATTAGACTTTACATATGATGGAGTATTTCCGTTAGTAGATGATTGGGTAAAGAATCATTACAATGAAAAAATATTTGAGCAAGGAAGTCGTGTGTATGCAGGACTAGCGGTTGGATTTAATGGTACATCGCTAATAAGACGTGGCGATTACATCCCAATAACAACTATAGATGTTAGATGGATGAAATCGAAGTTGCCCTTCATTAGAGCGATCTAATGTCGAAAGTACGTTAATTGCAGGGAACTCTCTCGTAGACAATCTGCAGCGAAAGAATCGGTTTATTCCTCTAATAATAAATTATTATGGAGGTAAATGTATGTTTGAAAATTTAAATTGGATGCCTTTATGGGTAAAAATTGGTATTAAGTGGAGAAATGAATATTATAGATGCGGGGATTTAGTCAAAATAGACTTAATCTATAACACAGATAAGAGTAGACATTACACTGCTTATATAGATTACGCTGACTTTGACGTAGTTAAGGAGTATAGCTTATCACCAAGACACGATAAGAGAAAGCCTGATTACATGGTATACGTTAGTATATCTCCTAGAGTCGAAGGTACTGGATTATTACACAGATTATTAATGAAACCGCCTAGAAATATGGTTATAGATCATATTAATAGAAATCCATTAGATAATCGTAGAATTAATCTTAGAATTTGTACCGTAGATGAAAATAATAGGAATCTGTCTTTAAGAAAGAATAACACATCTGGAAATATGGGAGTATACTATAAACCAGATAAAAAAAATAAACCATGGGTAGCTCAAAAGTATTATAGAGGAGCTTGGCTTCCAATAAAGTTATTCAAAACAAAAGAAGAAGCCATCGCTCATAGAAAATACTTAGATGAAACATATAAATAAACTGAGGAGACGTCCGACGGTCATAGCTGAGATGCTAGTAGAATCCAAGCGGAAAGAAAAGCGTACCATCTCAATGAGATGTTGAAATGACCTGAACATGTATTACGGACCACGTTAAGTATCTCCACACGTAATACGCTTTGTAGACACGTATCTACATCGTGAGTAGTGATACTCAGACTGAAAGCTGAAACGCTTTGGCTATAGATTAGCGACCTATAGTTTAACAACACCTATCGAAAGATATTTGGACCATGATTAATAATATAGTCCTCTACTAGGGAAACTTAGTGGATGTAATCTAGTGAATTGCTGGGAAGTCCTAAAGCTTTATCGCCTATATGGAGACGAAAGTCAGAAACAAGGATAAAGATGTCATATGATGCAATAAAAGCCCCTGGGGTGGGTTCTAAGTGACGACTCAATGGACAATCAGCAGGCAAGCCTCTGATGAGGAAGCTTCAACGACTAATAGTACATTCAAGCGAATGGAAGTGCTAGACACCTAAATAATAAGATAATTATTACATGGTGAAGATATAGTCTGTACTATATAGAAATATATAGCAGTATGGTTATGCATACGGGATTGAAAGTAGCGAATCAATCTGAACATTATAGGGAGACAAAATTTCAAATAAACCGCTAAATAGTAAAGAGGCTGTAGAAGACGTACATAAAGCTCAAAACTCTTTACTTAATGCATACGACTACGACGGAAACTTCAGAAGAGCTACAGGAAAAGATGGAACACAAACGTATTATAGTCTTAGTAGAGACGCTAAGCACAATGAAAAACCAAAGAAAATACGTAGCGACCATCCATTTGTAAAAGCTATTATGGACTGTAAAGAAGGAGATTTAGATATAGATTTAATATATCAACATCTATCTTCATACGACCCTGATGAAGAACCTGAAATGGCAGTATATGATACTGTCACTATAAAGAGATTTAATAAAGAAATAAAGACTACTATTGGTAGACTTATAATAAATAAAATAGTATTCTGGCCATTCTGGAATAATAAATCATTTCCATATCACGAAGCTGTATTTACAAAGAAGTATATGGATGAAATATTTATGGAGCTTGCTCAGTTAGTAATGACTAAGGAAGCTACTATGAGAGATGTAAACCATACTATAGACATGTTTACAGAATTCGGATTAAGACTTTCTACTGTATTCAATAGCAGTATCACTGTTCATATGATGACGCCTGGTGATGAATACAAGAAGATGAGAGACAGTATAATGAAACCAGCTTTCCAAGAATATAGAAAAACTCATGATATGGGTATAATAGAAAAGGCTGAAAAGCAAGTATTGGATAATGCTAAGAAGATGTTCTCTGAGGACGATATGATGGAGTTATATGAATCTGGAGCTGCTGCTGAGATGAATAATGACTGGAAGACTATGAATGTAAGTATGGGAAGTTTGCCTAACTTGGATGGTACTGCTGAAGTTATCGTTGAAGATGCTTTAGCAGATGGAATATCATTGGACTATACTGCAGAACTTACTAATACTGCTCAAAAAGGAGCTATAGATAGAGGAGGTAAGACTGCCTTAGCTGGAGTATTATATAAGCAATTAGTAAATGGATTCTCAAATGTGTTTGGAATTCGTGGAGATTGTGGTAGTACAAAAGGTATAGTTATGGAAACAGATAATAAATGGGATATAATGAACAGATATGCTATCGTAGGTAATAAATCTGTAAAGATTACTATGAAGAATGTCGATAAGTTCTTAAATAAGAAATTCATTATGAGAAGTCCTATGCACTGTAAAATGAAAGATACGAATGTATGTAGCTGTTGTGCTGGAGATAAGCCATTTGACATATTAGGAAAAGACCAAATCCCAATAGGATTATATGTAGGAGAAATTGCTACTGGTATACTTAATATGTTTATGAAATCTACGCATGATTTACATATCACACAATTCGTAATAAAGGATTTAAATAACTACGTATATCCTAAAGGAAAGAAGAAGTTATTTGAAATAAAAGAAGACCCAATAGACCACAATGTAAAGATATACTGTTTGGAAGATATTACTTGGAGAATTCCATTATCTTCTATAGATGCTGAATACAACTATTACAATGTATTGGCATATGGAAGTATACTTACAGCTGGTAATGAAGAATATACTCTTACTTTAGGAACAGAAGTAAAATCTACTCCTAAAGAAATCATAAGACCTAATGTAGAAGAAGATAGAGAATTAGAAGCTCACTTAATATTTAAATATAATAAAGGAGACGTATTCTTGATTCAAACTAACTCATATCAAAGAGAAATGACTACTGCTAAGATATTCCAATTATATATGGGAGGAAATGTAAGTAATTTAATTCCTATGGATTTACACTTAATAACTATCTTTAATGCGATGAAAGCAAATAAGAAAGTAAAAGCAGCTCATATTTCTTATGAGTTATTACTTGCTACTATTATTAGAGACCCTAATGATTTGAGTAAAACAGCAAGAGAAACAGGTAGCGATAAATACAAATTTATATCTGTTTATGAAGTAGGAGCTACTGGAGGAATGTTTAATGGACTATTCTCCAATGATGCAAATAAAGCTCTTATAATAAACTTAGCTAAATCTGAAAAAGAACAAGCTAAGAAAATAAGTCCATTAGAAAAAGCTTTAAGAATGTAAAGGAGGAAGAATAAATGGCGATAGTAGAAATAACAGCAAATGGACAACCAGTAGCTATTAATACTGTGTTGATAGAACATATAGAAGGAACAGCTACTAAAACATTCACTGTTAAGAAAGGTGAAATGTATAGTGATGGATGTACAGGACATCCAAAGATAGCTGGAGCTGACACTTCGTATACTATTATAGATTGGACTAAAGATGTGAAGTTAGTAATGCTCAATGGAACGACCTATACGGTAAAACCAGACCAGCTACAAATATTGATATCTCAAGGAGAACTTGGATTAAGAAAGTCAAACCCAATAGCATATTAAGGAGGAAATTATGTCTAAGGTTTTAGATAGTAGATTACAACAAATTACAAGATTAATGGAAGGTACTATCTGTAAACAGGTTAAGTTAGCTGAGGCCTATGAATTTGAGATGGACCAAAAAGCACAATTTAATAGATATAGAGCTGCTATTGAAGAATATGACACTCTATCTGATTATAACTGGCTTATAGATGATGAATTATTTGAAGCTATAAACCGTAGTGTGGACCCATCTGATGCTATAGACAAAGAAACTTGGGATAAATTTTATGCTAAAAATGGTGCTGTATTAAAATCTAAGCTTAAAGATTTAGATATATATGATTCTGTAATGGACTTCCTAAGAAGTAATGTTATAATAGAGAAATATGTAGAATATAATCCTTATTATAGAATGCTTCTTGGGAAGCCTCCTATAAACACTGACGAATCAGAATATATATGGATAGAAAGAACCGTGGTAACTCACGGAATAGCTTCTACTGAAAAAGTTCCTATACATAATTTGCCTAAATCTGAGATATTTAAATTAAAGCGTAGTGGGAAACTAGATACGCTTATAGCTGAAAATCCAGATAAAGAATACTTGCAATATTTAGATAAAGATATAAATTTAATAGAAGCAAGACAGGCACAAGAATTTGAAATATTATATACTCCTAATAAAAGAGAGTTTAATGTATATAGAGAAATGTTTAATAATGAACGTAAAGTGTATTTAAAGACTTATGGTTCTTCTTATATGAGAGATAGTAGCGATTATGACTCTGCTTTAGAACTTACTGTTATAAAACTTCGTGCTGTTTGTATGTTCTTTATATTTACTTATAGTAATGTATTGAATAAAACAAGCTTTACGAAAGAAGAGTCTGAAGACAAGTTTAAAGAGCTTGGGCTTAACTTCCCATCTAGAATGCCAGATAGTTATAGAGATAGCTTGACGTTCGTATTAAACTATATATCTACGTATAAAGGAACAAACTACGCTTTAGTATTCATAGCTAAGAAGATATTCAGTGGACTTAGATTATACAAGTATTGGATAAGAAAAAGACCAAGAAACTTAGATGTTACAAATATAAATTATCCTGTGGGAGCAGATGGAGCTTTAGTTCCTCCTGGAATTGAATATAATGATGCAAGAGTATACGATAAAGAAAAGCTTAAGAAAGCAAATCCAGGACATGTTTCCGTAGCAGGTAATAAGTTAGATGTATTTAAAACTACTCCTGAAAGTCTGTATCAAGTAGACTTTGTATTAAAGCCTATTAATAGTACCAATATTATGGACTTTGATAACCAAGAGGGAGGAGTAGGAAATACTACATCGGAAGCAAATAGATTAGATGACGAATGGGCTGATATCAACCATGCGAAGTCTATTAAATATATACTACCTGAATATGAAGATTATAGTAAGGGTAGAACTAAAGAAGTAATATTATCATATGATGAAGTAGTACAAATGGACCCTAGATGGGAAAATAGTGCTGAAATGAAGCATTCTGTATTTAGCGAAGATTTTGCTTATGTTGAAAGTAAATATCTAGGAATAGATAATATCCTTAAGATAAGTGATTTCACAATAGGTATAGGAGTAGTTCATAGATATATACTTAAGTATAAAGATATGCTTAAAACTAAACTAGTAAATTATCGTAGTAGTGGTGCTGCACATTCGTTTTATGCAATGTGGATATATTTCATGACTATGGTAAACTATAATACTACTCATAATATAAACGCTCCAATAGCGGATGCTGTAGGCTGGGTAGATAAAGTATTAGACTTTAATACGATATTAACACATCCTACAATAAGATTCTATTGGCTTAACGAATTTGCACAAACAGGAATAGATATCACGCTAGAAGAATTTCCAGACCCTGTAAATAATAATGATGACTTTATTAAAATGCTACAAAAGATAGAAAGAAGCATAGGATTAGCAAAGTTCTTAGATGCTGTATTACTACAAGCAAGAAATCATAAAGAAGTAGATATGATTTTAGAAGTATACAATTATGTAAGAATAGCTAAGAAACAACCAGATAAGTTTGATTCTACTGGTAGCGATAATAAGTCATGGTATGATTATTTAACGGAAACAGATCCAGCTCTTGCATATCATTTTGATAAAATAATGATACATGATAGCGTAGAAGAGCTTAACATGGAATTTGACAACTTAACTACTGCTATTGAGAATGTAATCAAGGCAGAAGAGAATGCTGTCAATGGTTCGTTCCCAGATATCACAGAAGTTGTATTCAGTGCTTCTATGTTATACGGAGGAATAGGGCAATATCTACAATATATATTAAGATTATTTAAAGCTTGGAGAGTAGAGTTTCTAGGAGATGGAGGAGTTATAATACTTATGGGAGATGGAGATGACTATCTTCTTATGATAGACCAGATAAAACCTATATCTGATATAAGTTTCAGAACTCCTAGATGGAATTATACTCAATATCATTGGGTAGAACCTGATGTAAAAGTTAATAATACTTTATGTGATAATTTAACTGTAGATGATGAGCTGTATTTAATTACTAGATATGGAGATATTAAAATAAGTTAAAGGAGATATTATGTTTAATAAATTAAAAGAATATTTAAAAAAGATATTTTTTAACATAGAAGATGATTTCAAATTATGGGATGGACGTTTATATAAATTGGAACAAATGCCAAATGGAGAGTTTAAAGAAGTAGAACTAGGAAAGAATAAAGTTTTACTTAGTGGACTTCAAGCAACGTGTAAACATCTATTTAATAAAGAATTTAAAATAGAAATGAATCCATTTGAACGTAATCTATATAATGAGGCTGAAGTAGTAAACGACTTATCAGAAGTTACTACTACTCCTGGAAGTATTCCTTTTATTAAAGGATATAACGTTCTATATGATGGAAGTGTTGGAACAGACGTAGTTCCATATGATAAACACAAGAAAGGATATACATTTGACCAAATGGTTCCTTTCAGATGTATCAATATAGAACTTGCTAAAAATATGATGGGTGCTCTTATGAGTAAATATGCTCATTATAGAATAAAGACATATCATCTATCTAATGGTCAAGATGTTCAATATGTAGAATTCTTTACTAAAAAGATAGATATAAACTACACTGTAACTACAGCAGATGGATTAGAAGTTTCTGTAAATGAGCCAGATGAAAACTTAGTAACAGATAAAGATATTAGATGTCTTGCATCTTTTACTATTAATATAGAAGAAGAAGAACTTTCTGAATGGTTTAATCTTAATAATAAAGGTAAGTCAGAAGCTTCTGGGTATAACGCTGTAGCTACTATGTGGGGTACAGATGCAACTATGAGTAAATTTGGTACTACATTTAATACTATAAGCAACTGCTATGTATTCAGTAGAGTAAACCACGCATTCGTACCACACGGTGTAGACGGAACTATTACTTGTATATACAAAATGAGATTAATATAGGGAGGAATTAGATGGCAACACCAAGTACAGATTGGTCAACTATAATAGCTGACATAATAAAAGATAACGGCAAAGCTTGGGAAGCTGAATTCCTAAAGATAAATAAAACTGCCGACGAAAGAATGAGAGCTTTAGATGCATTAAAAGAGGAGGCGGATATAGAGTGGAAAAGACTTTTATCCACTCCTATACAAAATGCTTATAAAATAGATGTAGACTCTAAAGCATTATATAATGATTATAAACACTGGCAAAGTTCATTGGACCCATTACCAGAACACGGAATACTTACAGATGGAGATAGATATTATATAGATGAACATGGTAAAATACATTGGAATACACGTTATTTAAATACAGATGAGTATAGACATAATAGAAATCAATACGTGTCTGATGAGTATTTACCAGGTAAGGATTTCTTTACCACTAGATGGAGTAGCACTCCTACAGAAGTATTAATAAAACAGCTTAAGTCTGGATTACTTGCGGGATTATTTAAAAAAGGTAAAGAGAACAGTGTAAATCAAACTGTATCTGAATGGAGTGGATGGCTTAACGGACTGGCTAAAGCTGAAAGACAGGCTTGGAAAGCTGGACTTAAAACGAATGCTGAAGATAGTAAGCGTAGAGCTCTTGCAGCAATAACTAGTATAATAAATCCAGCTTCAGCACAAAATGCATACAAAGATGCAGTACAAGGAATAAGACAAGATATAGCTGACGGACTTGGAAGAATGAGAGAACAGTTTATGACTGATATATATGGATTTGGAAACGATATGATAGACAGATTTCAAGAATTAGGTTCTAAATTCATAAATGGATATAGAGCAAAAGCATATGATTATAGCGTACAACTAGGAAGAGCAGCCGTCGGATATATGGCACAACGTTTTGGAGGTGTTGCTTCTAAGTTTGCAGGAGTGGTTCCAGATGCAGTTGCTAGAGTATTAGGTCCTAGTGGAAAGATACTTGGAGATACTCTTAATAAAGTTGCTGGTAGATTAGGTCTTAATAAATGGCTTGGAGATGTTAAAGGGGGAAGTGAAGTTCCTGATATAGCACTTGGAGGAGTTTATAACTTAGCTACAAAGCATGCTTCTATGGTAACTAATATAGTAAATAACGAAGATGTTGTGGGAAAGAGACTTACTCCAGAAATTCAACAAGAATGGGAAACTCAACAGTTATTAGAAACTGGAGAAAAGTTTAGATATAGATTGGCTGTAATGCTAGAAGACTATGGTTATGTAAATACTATATTACGTAGTATAAACTATACTAGAAGTTATCATTTTATTAATAGACCTGTATTAGAAAGCGAAACTAATGCATATTACAGAAGTTATGTATTCTTTACTAGACCTAATCTTAATCTAATAATAGATGACGTATTAAATCCTGCATTAGACCAATATCCAGAGCTTAAAGCTATCGTCCTTACAGACCCAGGATTATATTCTGAATTATGTAGAGATGGAGCTTATAAAAGTAATCTATTTAAATTATTAAATAATTATGTAAAAGACGTAACACCTCCTAGACTTCCAGAATCTTCTAGAGAGGGAGTTATGAATATGCATGGTAAATCTATGCCTACTCCTGGTGTTCCAGAAATATATGGTGAAAATGAAATTACTGTAACATTTATGGATAATAACAGAGGAGATATATATAAACTTATGTATATGCTTTCCATGTATAAGGAATTTACTGCTAAGCAAGGATTCCCAATGAGAGATGAATATATAAAGTTTAAAGGACTGGATTACCTTATGAGTATTTATACAGTAGTGGTAGACCTTAACTGGAATGTAATTAACTTTGCAGTAGGTTATAGCTTAATCCCACCAGAACCTCCTACTCACTTGAGTGGATTTAAACTAGAGGGACAAACTAAAAACGAACTTATGGAAGACTTTAGTATGACTTTTAAGTGTACTACATTTATTCCATTTGCTCCAGACCAATACGATACTTTCAATTTACTATCTGGATTTAACTTCAGCAATATGGTAGATATGAAAGGAGCGGATGGTATTTCATTATTAGCTACTGGTAAAGATAATAAGACTATATTCTCTGAAGGTCCATCTCAAAGAAAACCATTGCTTAGAGCTTCATTTAAACCTAGACAAGGAGACGACCCAGGTGATGAGCCAGTGTTACCATTCAAAGGACTATTTGAAATGATGGCTATATCTCCAGGGTTTTATAGAATGAGTCAAAAGGTAGATAAAGATAACTTAATAGATACAAGATTGAATATAAAGCTAGGCTTTAGTTCTTAGGAGGAATATATGAGTGAAGAATTAAATCAAATAGGCTCAGCAGATAATAATGACCTATTGTATAAGCGTATAGCTTTAGCTGGTAGAGCGTATGCCAATGTAAATACATTTCATACTTTTGATAATGTATTTGGACACGTTGTATTCCATTTAGAACAATGGGTAAAACGTCATACAGATATAGTCTCTTTAGAAACAGAGATTATAAATAAGCTACCAGAAGCTCAACGTACTAAAGATAGCTATAAGAAACTTCTTTCAAGGTCTATATTTCCACGTATAGTAGCTGGATATAATATAGACCCATCTCATGAAAAGTTTGTAGATTATGCCACTATGGACAGATTAGACCGTATTGGAGGGAATCCTACTATAGCTTTAATTGAAGTAAGAAGACAAGGAATAAAAAGAAAACCTGCTGACGCTTGGTATTATATGAAAGATGTGGATTTACTTATATTTGGAAGTCCTAAGTTTCAAACTGCTACAATATTCTTCTCTGTACTTGTAAATGAAGAGGCTAAAGCATATGAAGTATCAGAAATGATGAAGTATGCTTTTCCTTTGGAAGTACCTAAGCCTATTTATTATCAAAAACAAGAAAGAGCAGATATGCTTGAACCTATTTACGTTCCCTATACGATAGAAACTATGTTGCCAGACAGTCTTATATTAGATTTAAAAACATTATTTAATATAACTGATAATGGTACTGACGGTGATTTACAGCTATTAGAAATACTTAGAGCTCATAGTAAAGAGCAAGTAGACTATATCGTAGACGGAGGAAATAGAGTAAGAGCATTCGTAGTTAAATACCAAGCACCTATAACGATAGTTGCTAAAAGTATAGAAGAAATAAATATAGAAGAAAATAATGTAAAAACTTGTGGAACTAAGCTTGAGCTTCTTGTAAATTATCCTAAGTTTATGATGTATGGATTAAGTGCTACATTAGAAAGACTTAACTTAGATAACCCTGCTATTCGTATTAAAGATGACGTAATAGAGGGATTTAAAACATATCAAGAAATTTATCAAGCATATTTCACAGAGTTTACTGACAACAAACTGTCATTATATAATATGGTAGAAGTTGAATATGCTGAGGAAGATGTTCGCGTCGACCCAGATGGAAAAAAGTATACTGTATTAGATATAATAGATACTGTTTCTGAAGATATAAAGATGTCTAGATATTTAGAATTTCTTTATGATTGCTATGATGAAGAAGCTAGAAAAGATTTAATCTATATAGAATGTAAGCGTAGAAATCTAGAGTTTATGGAATATAATCATGAAAGAATGGACCCTGACTTTAAGTTTACAGATGAGACTATTATAGATTTAAGAGGAGATGTTGAGAAAGTAGTGTTTATAGCTTTATACTTAAATAAAGAACATTATGTCAGATGGCAAGAAGAAACAGGATATATTAATAGAAGTAATTATAGTAATGTATAGGAGGTAACACAATGGCATCATCACCATTATTTATAAAATTCAAAGATACGTATAGTTTACTTTCATATGCTACAGAAGTAATTGGAATACATGAAGGATTTAGGTCTAAGCGTTATAAAGATACTAAAGGTATATGGACTATAGGATATGGATTTAACTTAGAGAGTGGTACATTTTCTAGAGAGAATGTAGTTAAATGGTCTAAGTTTGGTATATCTATAGAAGAAGCTAATGCTGTTCTTAGAGAGCATATTAAAGTGGTATTAGAGAAATTATTAAGAATGCCTTGGTATGCACAATTATCTAAAGCCAGACAGTTAGCTATATTAGATATGAGTTTTAATATGGGTATTGGATGGATAAACAGATGGAGTAATACTATCGGGTTTATTAAAGCTGGAAATTATAATTCTGCTGGTAAAGCAATAAGAGCATCTGCGTATGCTAAACAAGTAGGAGCTAGAGCTTTAAGAAACGCTATTGCTTTAGAGCAAGATAGATATCCAATAGCTACTGCTACAGCAAGAGAATTAGTTTTAATATCAAATGATCCACATTATAATAAATAAGGAGATATAAATGGACGAAAAGATTAGAGATAGAAGACGTTATCGTTCTGGATTTACTCTAGAAGATAAAAAAGAATTGATGAGTATTGCACTTGCAGACTTAAATAGAAATGGTATTAAACCAGAAGACTTATCTCTATTATCTCCAGTATCTATTACTATACAAGCAATGTCAAACTTTCTAGATAGTATTTCTGTACTTACTGGAAATATAGCAAGAGAAAACAGTTTGATACATGCTCAACGTTATAGTAGTTTAATGAACCAATTAGCTCAGCATGCGAATGAAGTAGCTATTGCGAAACCCTCTAGAATAGATATGTTCGTAAGAGTACCACTTAACGACGTTATGATATATGGTATTAAAACTCAAGCTAATACTTGGGAAATGAGATACACTGACACAAATACAGCCAGAATAGATGGACTTAAGTTTATGCCAGTGGAAAAAGAACATATAATAAAAGTAACTAAGAATATGGATGGTAGTTTAACACCAAGAGTATACTTAGACAGAGGTACTAAAAAAGAAGATGTCTTAGTCCAAATGGTAGAATACCAAGGAGTAAAAATACTTGGATTTAAGGCATCTTTTAAACAAGTAGAAATAGAAGAAAAAGAATATATCTTTTCGGATGACCAATTACAAATGTTTTTAGTAGAAACAAAACAACCGATATCAGATATATTCTTATATTATAGAGCTAATACTGGAGAAGAATGGAGACCTATAGGAAAGAGACTTTACTTTACTAGAGGAGCAGATGACTATCTAGAATATAGAATAGAAGCACAAAATAAAATACGTATCGACTTTAAGTATGTCCAAGGAGGTTTTAAACCAGCAGTCGGAGGAATGCTTAAAGTAGAAATACATCAAACAGCAGGTAGAGATGTTCGTACAATAGAACAAGCTATACCTGAAACTATAGAAATGAATACTACTCACATTGATTATGAACCAGTCGGAGTAGATTATTATATCAGTGATGGAGCTAAATTGGCAGTTACTGATAGAGAGTACTTGCGTAATTTCATTATAAAACTAAAGGGAGCTAGACGTAGAATAGACACTGATAGTGATATGAAGACATTCTTACTTAACTATCCTGGTGAAAGTAAGTTTGAGCCTAAGCTAGTTTTAAATGATGTTAAACACAGAATATTTAATATATATGCTACACTGTCTTTTAGAAGTGATACAGGAAGTTTAAAACGTACATTTACTGTACCTACTAATACTTGTAATCTTACTATTAAAAGACAGGATTTAGATACTAGAACTATTGATGGGATGACTTATTACTGTATGAGTGATAAACATGCTGTCAAAAGTACACAAACTAGAGCTATGGACTTTAGTACTATAGTTCCTGGTATGAATACAATGACGGATGATATTCCTGGTGCTGTTGGAGGTATCAATTTAATGGACCCAAATAATATAGCTATGAACTATTATTATGTAACTCCGTTTATATTCAGCTATGACCCTAAAAATAATTTCTTAAGGTCTTATGCTATGGGACAATATGATACTCCATACTTAAGTTTCTCTACATTTGAAACATATACTAATAGTAGTGCTGTAAGATTTATCAATACATCTCTTAGAGTAAACGACTATTTAGACTTTACAGACACAACTAGAACAGCTTCTAGAAATGTATATGAAATAAGAGCTCAAATGAGATGTGAATCTGGAGATGATTATGCTCCAATATTAGGACAAACATTCCAAGCGACACTTAAAGTAAAGTCTTATGATAAGAAAAAAGATATTATAATATATGCAACATCTGTAGAAAAGCAAGAAGATGACAAATGGGATATTGTATTCCAAATAGATACAGATAGAAGAATATGGGGAGACGTTACTGAAATCACTTTTAGAGATGATTTAGATGACCCTCAACATAAAGCAACAGAATTAATAAAATGTAAATCAGAAGTAGAACTAGAACTTTCTAGAATAATTCCTAAAGTAGAAGCTATACCAGAAGAAAGAGACCCATACGGAGCTATCATATCTCCTGCTGTACCTGAAATTCCTAGAAAGATAAATCGTATAAATGTTTATAGAAGTACTGTAGAGTTCTTCAGAGACATCACAGATAGCTTATATCTACAAACATCTATATCAGTAGATGGATTATTTAAGTTTGTAGCTATACCTTTAGTTGAAATGGAGTTCTGGAGAAGTCCTAAAAATAGAATGAATATAGTAAAGGAAATAGATAATATAGCTAAGTTTATTAAATCTAATGTATATGATGAGCTTGATGAATATGGACTTACATCTTCTACACTGCATGACCAATTAGAAACATTATTTAGAGTAAGTATAAAGTTTACTAAGACACACGGATTAAGTAAGTTCTTAGACGTAGGAAATACTGTAAGAAGACCTATTATAAACTTACAAGTTAGTCCTACTGCATATATACGTAAACTTGATAGTGATTTCGACGAAAGTGGAATTGCTTCTCAATTAAATCAACACTTAATAACTCATGATTACTTAATGACAGACTTCAACTTAAATGCTATCGTATTTAATACTATGGATAAAGCTGGAGATAGTGTTGACTTCTTACAATTTAAGAACTTGGATAATTATCCACCTGACCACTTGACTATAATGAGAAACAACAACAAAGTAAATAACTGGGACCCACCTGAAGTTTTAAGTATCAAACCAGTATACGTTCCAGTTGCTGATAACTATAAATTTAATATGACGTTTATTGACGCTTAGAGGAGGTAAAATAAGAAATGAAAGCCGCACTATTAATTAGAGGAGTAAACTCTACATATGTGTTTAAAACTGCTTTAGAGAACTTAGAAAGATGGTTTACGGATGAAAGATATGTGGATTATGGATTAGATAGACCTATATGGATAGAACGTTCTAATGATGAAAATTCTGCATTGATAGTTTATAATGGAAATATAAATGAACATAAGAAACTTCCTGAAAAAGAGGGTTCTTTCTTCACATCTGCTTATAATGATAAAAAGATAGGAGTTATATTTCAATCTTGTTTAGATAATAACAACAGTCCTATGCTTAAACCAGGGGATGGAGTTTATTTTGTAACAGATAAATCCGATGCTGCTACATTAAAGAACTTTGCCGATAAACTTAAAGGATTCTCAGTAGAATCTTTAGTAAACCCAGGAGCTATTGCTTCTATGGAAGGACATAATGAAAATGGAGAACTTAATAAGAGTGTAGTATTTGCTCTTATAGAAAAGATAGCTAGAGACAGTGAAATCATAGCATTAGAAAATGCAAGAAAACAAGAAGAAGAAATGAAAGAAGTTGTAGAGTATACTGGATTAGAAAACTTTGAACAAACTGATACTTCTGAAATAGACAGTCAAGTAGAGTTTTTAACTAGTATTCAAAATAATGGAGATATAGACCCTGCTTCTTTTGTAGAACCTGTATCAGAAGTTAATCCAGAAGACTTAGACCCAGAAGATAATGCAGATACAGTTCCTAAACTAAATCCTGATGGAAGTTATACTAGCGAAGAAACTATCATTAATAATAAAATGGTAGATAATACTGTTGATGATATTCTTAATGGGAACGTTGAAGCTGTAGAAGACGATATAAAGCTTTCTGAGCATGTTTCTGAAGAAGTAAAGCCTGTAGTTGAACCAGTAGTAGAGCCTAAAGCTACAACGCCAAATAACAGCATTGTAGAGGCTATAACAGGGCTTATAACAAAGTTAGGAATTACCGAAGCTGAATTTATCAGTAGATTAGAAAAAGTTCTTCTTATAGGGAAAATGGCAGGAGGAGTATCATCTGCTAATGTAGAAGAACCTGATAATAAATTACAGGAAACTGTAGAACAAGCTGAAGTACAAAATATAATAGAAGATAAAGTTCCAGCAGAAGAACCAGCTATTCCGACAGAATTAGAAAATGTAAATAGTGAAGAGATATTTGGAGAAGACTTTGGAGGAGATGAAAATGAAAGCAATACCGAACCTAGAGAAGAACATTCAGATAATACAGGAGAGGACAGCTCTAATGTGGAAGATAATGAACCAGTTCAAGAAGAGCCAAAAGAAATAAATGAAGATGCACCTGCTGAAGAATTGATTAAAGAACTTGCTAATGAAAGTAAGAATGATGATGAATTCTTTGAAATGCTAGTAGCTAGAAGAGTTAAATTCGGTATGCCTACATTACTTAAAGCTGCTTCAATCGACATGAGAAACTTTGTTCTAACTGGAGTAGAAAATCACGTAGAACCAGCTACAAAGTCAAAGAGAATTAATTTGATATAAACTATATATATTTAAGCATATATAG